GGGAAGATAGACTTAGAATAGATACTGATTTACATTTTTATGTAGACGGTAATCTTGAAATTGACGAAAAAGGTAAAGTTATATTTAAAAGTAATGCTAAATTACATTCTGAAAATAAGAAAACTTACGATTATATTGTAGGCGTTCCAAGACGAGGGCATGAAGATCCTCATGGTTGTGTTAGACGTTGGTTTACTCCAGAATATGTTGAAACTAAAAGAGCTGATGGAGCATTAATAAAAGAAATACCTGTTGGTTTATATAGTATTAATTATGACCCTGTAGGTGTTAATAAAAATAAAGATGAGGTTACTATGAAACATTCTCATAATAGTATTATGGTTTGGCAAAATCCTCATTATCTTAACGGTTTTAAACAAAAGCTTGTTTGTACTTATTATGGTCGTCCTGATACTCTTGAAGAAGCCGATAGAATATGTTATCTTTTAGCTAAATATTACAATTGTATTGGAACAACTAATGTCGAAGTAAACCGAGGTGAAACTGTTTCTAATTTTCGTAAATGGAATGCTTTAAAGTATTTATCTTGCGAACCATTAGAAGTTTTTGACCCTACTTTTAAAGGAAAAATTAATACTACTTATGGTTATAACATTTCTGGTGAACAACATAAATTAGATTGTATTCGTCTTACTAAAGAATTTCTTTATGAAGAAATTGGTAAAGATGAATTTGGAAATACTTTAAGAAATTTTCATAGAATATATGATTATCAAACTATTCTTGAATTAAAGAAATGGAGTGTTAAAGGTAATTATGACCGTGTTTCTTCTATGCTTCTTAGAGGAATTGAATGGAAAGCTATGAATCTTAAAGCGCAAGATGAACTTAGTAATCGAAAGCAACTTAATAGTGAAAATATTGATGATTATGATAGTAATATATTATCAAGACCGTGGTTTTAATTAATAGTATAATTATATGAGAAGTAACATACAAGAATTTGATTTTCCTTTACAACGCATTCCGAGTGATAAAAAAGACGCTGCTTGGGCAGCTAATTGTTGTGATTGGATTATAGCTCAAGGTATTGCTAATAGAGGCGATAATTCAGAAATAGAAATAAAATATGCTATTCTTAATGGTAATATTCCTGATGAATTTTATAAAAAGATATTAAATCCTTATAATGCTACTCAAGAGAAATTTAAACGTTTTCCTGCTACTATGCGTAATTATGATTTAATGAAAGGTATTATAAGAAGATATGTTAGTGAATATATTAAGAACCCTCATGATTTTATTGTAGGAGCTAATAATCCAGAAGTAATGCTTGCTCGTAATCGTAAACTTAGGCAAGAATTATCTTTACTTGTTCAACAACGTATTGCTGCTCGTATTCAGCAAAGTTATCAAGAATGGGTTAATGGAGGTAATGATCCTCAACAATTTAATCCTCAAGATTCTATTGATGTTGAAGCTTTTACAAAAGAATTTAATGAAAATTATGTAGATGATATATCTGCACAAGGTCAAGAGATTCTTAATGTAATTCGAGATATTACTGATGATGAAATATTTTACGCAAGAGCGTATTTTGATTTTGTAAGTTTTGGTGAGTGTTATACTTATGCTGATGTTGTTGGTACAAAATTAGTTAAACGAAATGTTTCTCCGAGAGACGCTTATCCTATTAATACAGATAGTCCTTTTAGAGAAAACGATGACATGTTTGCTTGTAGACGTAAAATGTCTTATCAACAAATTATTGATGAATTTGATGATTATCTTGACGATAAACAACGAGATTTTCTTAATACTTATTATGCTAAACATTCTCCAGCTAATACTAAAGATTTAGTTTTTTCCACTTATGAAAGTTATTTTCCAGATGTTTGCCAAAAATATAGTATAGCTGATAGAGAATTATTTAGACGTTCTCCTAATATGCAAAGAGACTATAATATGGATTTGTA